AGAAACGCCACGCATAGTGCGATCAATGCTCATGTTAGCTTTCTTTGCAAATGCTGCGACTTGTCCGCCAAAGTCCATGCTATTTCCTACAGTGAATTTTATAGCAAATAGTTAAGCCAGTGTAATCAACTTTCGGCTCTTGAGTGATTGACCACTGAACGCCGTCAATTAGCACTTTATCCTGAACGTTGATATTTTCGATTAGCGGATTAACCCTGGCAATAACCATAACGTCGCCAGCTTGTATTGTGGTTCCGTTAATCATGGCAGCGCTGAATTGCGTAGTAACGCCAACTAAATCAAATTGCTCAGATTCTTGTGGCACCATTTCAGCCAAGGCCTCATCCCAAATCGGTTCACCAGCAGGTTTGATTAATTTAATCCTAACCTTAGACTCGTCAAACTTATCAAGCAGCTTGCTTGCCACTCCTTGCATTCTAGTTGCGAATGACATTACACAATGCCCTCGATTCTTGATGCTACCAGCAAAGCAGAAGGAGCGATATTCCAGCCGTTTGCGGAAGTAACAGCATATAGTCCGCCAAAGTTTACGCCTGAGTTTATTGGGGCAATCGACGCGATTATAAGTGTAGGCGATGATAGCGAGAAAATAGAATGCGCTCGTGTTGATCATTTTGAGTGGAGTTTAGACCATTCATGTCACCCCGTAAAGTGGCGTCCAAGCCTGAATCAGTCATCAATTGCAGGGCCAGACACCAAAGAATCAGCAATCCATAAGGCGTGGGTTGCGTTAGGTGGAAAATTAAGTAACTGTGAAAACGGCCATCCAGATCAATCTCAATCTGCTTTACTAATAAAGAATAGTGATTTTTATTACGCCACTTTAAACAAATCATTAAGCAAAGCAGCATCTAATGATGGATGGGAGCTAGTCTGCACAATCCAAGAATTCACCGACTACTGCGAAAAAATGGCAGCAGAAGAAAAGCGCATTGACATCACTGGTAAGCCAATCTTCACGCAAGCAATGGCTGATGCTGGGGAGTTGCCGCCTGTTGGTGCTAAAGCTAAGGTTTGCATTGAGAAAGCTGGTTTTGATATTGATAATAGCGATCTTAAGTTTGAGGGTAAAGTTGTTATCATAAGAGCGGCTTTCGCAAACGAAGAAGGTGAAAAAATTGTAGCTATTGAAAATGAAGATGGAAACTGCGCCTGCTTCATTATCGAGTGCATAGAGCCTTTATATACTCGCACCGACAGAGAAAAGATGCACGAACAAATTCATAACATAATGACGGATGATTCAGGTCGTTTTATGAAGTTTTCAGAACTTCCTGACTACACAATTGAGTCTTATGACAAACTGATAGATACCTTTGGGCTGCTAAAATGCTAGCCTTTCTTAAAGAAATCACCCTAGGCATAGTCACCGCACTATGCCTATATGCAATATTCGGCGGCTACATTGCCGCCATGCTAAACGGTAAGCTGCCATTCATGCAGCACAATGAACCAGCTAGAATGTGCGCAGCGTTTCAAGATGGGATGGTATACGGCCGTGATAGCACTCTTTCAATAGATGCTTATCACGAAAAGACTGGGCAAAGCTTTGAAATGGCGGAGTGCAATTAATGGGAAATTCTTCTGATAAAAGAATGGCAGCATTCTACCATAATCAGCAAAAAGATTATGAAAACTGGCTTAGAAAAAATACCATTGGACAATATCGACAAGTTAATAGATATACAAGATGTCAATTGGCTAGGATTGGCGCTAGACTTGTTTCAGCGTTTAGATGATTACCACAATTGTTTTGATTATGAGGTGTGTGAATAATGCCTAAGTATTATGTTTCTTGGACTCAAGAAATAACTGAATTTGCAGAGATTGAGGCGGATAGTGAGGAGCATGCAATTTATATAGCTAAAACAGCAAGAAACCTAGATGTTGATTCTGAGGCTAGTAAACCTCAAAAAAACTTTAAGGCGGTAATTGATGAATAAAAGAAAGATGTACAAGAAATGGAAAAACTTTAGGCTTTATCGTGATGGCGTTAAAAAGTAAAAACAAAACCCACTTAACCGTGGGTTTTTCATTTCTAGCAGCCATGTGTTAAAGCCCCATCCGTGTGGCGATTAACGCTAGTAAACCAAGCGCTGGATAACGATAGATGACTTCATCGAGTTTCCAACTGCTTGACCTTTCACGCTTAAAGTAACCGATTCAGGGCCACCGAGCTCAGGAGTTGCGGCGGTGATTTTTGAATCATTAAGCGTGAATGACATTGCGCCAGATACACCGCTTAGTATTGCGTGAAGCGTTACGTCTGTTTCGTCGATAAACTTTTCAACCATAGCTAAGTCGTAAAGCTTTCCAGCTAAGCTGAACGTGTTATTTGCGCGTCCACGCTCAACGAATGCAACGCCACGGTTGCCAAGTTCAAACTGTGAGCTTGCTTCGTTGTCGTTTGTGATAGTGAATGAGTCAACAAGTTTTAACGGTGCCGCGCCATCAAATGCCGAAACGTCAACAGAGGCAAACGGGTCAGCGGTGAAGTTTGTTACGAATGTCGAGCCAGAAGGTAGACCAGCTAGAATTTCTTGGCTTCGGCCAATCATCGGGAATGAGCCCGTAACCATGGCGTTAACTGCTAGCTCGATAGTGAACCCGCTTACTTCTACGCCTTTAGTTAGCAACCATGCGTCAGCAGTTCCACAACGGCCTTTTAGCCATGTAAGAATTGAAATCGACTTGCAAAGGTCGCCAGTTGACAAGGTGTCAGCGATAACTAGCGTGCTATCTTCGGTTTCGTCAGCTAATGCGTATTGAATTGCTGCGCCAGTAATCAGAGTTGGCGTTGCGGAAGTAACCATAAACGGCTTAGCGTTATTCCCAGTTAAGCTTGGGAAATAAATAAGGTCTCCAACTTCAGCGGTGAAACCTGCACCGCTGAATGTTTTAGATGTTGCGTCAACGGTTATCACAACGGTTAACGGTCAGCGTGTAGCTGATGAGTTCACGCTGTCAAATAACCTGCCATATGCTGCAAAACTTGAATATGGTGGATATGCTGGTGATGGTCAAAACACTGTAGGCGGATTCTCTAAGCAGGCTCCCATGGGCATGATAAGGGTTAACGTGGCCAGATTTCAGCGACTACTTGATGAAGCAGCGAGAGAGAATAGATAATGGCAGAAGGTATAACGGAATCGATTCAAAAAGCCTTAGATGCCTCATTAAAGGCGTTTGGAGTTTCAAACAGTATCATTGTTGCACTTGAGAATATTAACGCGCCTAAATGCGTATGTGCCAGAGATATTGCAAGTTACCGCTCCATTTGCCGCTAGCGATAGATAAGTGCCAGCCTGTAATGCGCCAAACTCAACTTGTAACGCAGTGCCTAGTGCTGTTGGTGACTGACTTGCAGCCAATGAATGCGCCCGCAAAACTTCGACTTCACGCGCGCCAACAATTACATCATTACCGCTTTTTTTTAAACCGCCAGTAAAATTGCATAAGCCAGCAACTGTTTGTGTGCTAGTATCTGCTAAGTTAAGTGCAGAATCTGCAACCTGAGTTTCAACCTCACGCAACTTTGTAGGCGTGATAAGTGCATTAGTGTTGTTTGGAATATTGGTGTTTATTAACGTGAATAGCTCTGTCTTAGTTTTCATCGATAAACCCTAAATTCAAAACCATTTGAGCAAGCAACCATCAGAGTTTTTAGCGCATCCATGGCCTTGGTAATTACTACGGCATTACCAGTTTTGCCATTGTTGAAGTATGAAACTGCAACAGCGCCAGTAACTTCTTCGCTTGCAATAGCCTTGCCGTCATCAGTTGCTCTAACGTCTACGCCTGCGCCGTATTCAGCAGCAGCAGCAACTTGAGCCATTAATAGCTGACTAGGTACAGCATCATCTGCAATCTCTGCCTTGAATGTTGTCTTAGCGCCAACGCGAGGCCATGCCAATGCTTGGGTTAGCAACTTACGCACACCACCGAAACACAGCTCTTGCATATCAACATAGCCAGCGCCTTGTCTTAATGAAACCTCTGCGGCTGCGTCATCAGTTGGCAGTGTGTAGCCGTATTTAACAGCCAGTGCGCGAGCATCAACTAGCGATACATAGCTGTCTGAATCTGATTTACCTGTGCCATCTTCTACTATCAGCATAGTTTTATCCGTAATTTGTCAATGCTTAATAATACCACAGCAAACAGGTTTATCCATAGGCAATAAAAAGCCCCAATCAAGGGGCTTGTTTAGGTTTACTTTTTAGGCTTTACTGGTTCAGTCTCGGGCTCTGGATCACCTTCCAATAACTCCAAGTGCTCAGGATGCTTGTCGCCAAAGTCGGCTACAACATGCTGGCCTTCTCGGTACAGCTTTCCATCGATAAAGCATTTTTCTTTCGCAACGTATAAAGCCATTGATTAAATCCCCGCTACAATGCCAGCAACAACAGTGCCAGCGGTGCCAGTGCCTACAACCGTGTAGTTTAATCTAACGTATCGACCAAGTACGCCACGAGGCACTGAATCAATGTTAAACTGATAACCAGCTTTCAGTGATGCCAGTGGAATAGCAGGCGTTTGAACAACTGTTACCGCTGTTCCAAATGCTTCGTCGCTATCTGTTTGCACAGAAACTTGAATCGAAGTTAAGCCAGTAAATGTTGCCGATACGCCAATGTATAGTGGGATATTTTCGCCTACACCGATATTGCGATTGGCAACGCCAAGGTCAATAACATTGGTTGACGCTGCGGTAGCTGTTAAAGCTTGATCTGATGAAAACTTATTTGTTGAATCAAAAATCATTTCGTTCTCCTTAAACTACGCGAGATTCAGTATTTAACAGCGCGTCTGTTTCACGGATTGGGATGCCGCGATAAGTTAGCACTTCTGCACCTTCAATTTCTGTGTACTTTAAGCGCACAAAGTTGTCAGTAGTGCCAGCGTTTGTTGCTAATGCGTCCAATGCTTCCATGATGTCAGAGTTGCAGTAGATTGCAGCGTTACCGCCAGCAATTCGACGCTGATAGAGCTTGTAGTATGCTTTGCGCAAGAACTTATACAGGTCAACAGTGCCAGCAACAACGGCCGCTGAATCGATGTTTGCAACGCGAGAAACATAGCGCCAATCACGAACAGTCAAACCTAAGTCCCAGTTAAACTTTTCACGGTGCACGTCATAGATTGAACCGTCAGCATTGGTCTTGGTCTGCATGCCCTTATCTTCACGCA